CTCGTGAGTTTGCATATCATCTACTGAACGAGGGCGCTACCATAGGCTACGTTGCGTTGGAGGAATCCAGTAAACGCACAGCTCAGGGATTGATGTCACTACACTTAAACAAACTTGTACATCTTAACGACATTCCTAAAGATGAATTGAAGGAAGCCTTTGACGCTACCATGGGTACAGGCCGAGTCTTTATGTATGACCACTGGGGCTCAACTGAGTCTGATAACTTGTTAGGTAAGATACGTTACCTTGCTCGTGGTTGTGGTTGTCAGTATGTTATCTTAGATCACTTGAGTATTGTTGTAAGTGGTATGGAAGGTAATGATGAAAGACGTACCATTGATACACTGATGACAAAGCTGCGCTCATTAACAGAAGAACTAAACATTGGTATGATTGTTGTCTCCCATCTACGCAGACCAAGCGGTGATAAGGGACACGAAGAAGGTATCATTACTTCACTATCACAACTCCGAGGTTCAGCAGCAATAGGTCAGTTATCAGATATTGTTATTGGCTTAGAGCGTAACCAACAAGATGCAGAAACTTCCGACACTACAACTGTCCGTGTACTCAAGAACAGATGGTCAGGTGAGACAGGAGTGGCAGGGCATTTAGTTTATAGTAAACACACAGGGCGTATGTCTGAAGATGTAGCACCTGAATTTTAATCAATCCAGCGAGATGATGACATGATAATTTTTGATATAGAAACTGATAACTTACTAGAGGATGTGACGAAGGTACACTGTATCGTTACACAAGACACCGAGACAGGTGTAGTCTGTAAGTATGACCCAACACAACTCGATGTAGCTCTAGAAGTTTTACAAGAAGCTGAAAGTCTGGGCGGTCACAACGTCATGGCGTATGACTTACCTGTATTAAAGAAGCTCTATAACTTCGACTACTATGGACAAGTGTATGACACGTTAGTTGCCTCACGTTTAATTTGGCCTAACATGAAAGAAAAAGATATGTTGAAGCGTACAGTTGACAATAAGTTAATTGGTTCTCATTCCTTAAAGGCATGGGGGCAACGCTTAAAGTTCCATAAGGGTGACTACGGAGAGCAGGACGAGGCATGGGATGCCTATTCACCACAGATGTTAGAGTATTGTGCTCAGGATGTAGCACTTAACGTCAAGCTATACGAGTTGATCTTATCGAAGAAGTACCCTGAAGAACCTATGCGTCTTGAACACGAGATGAATAGATTGCTAATACAACAACAGGTAGCAGGTTTTCCTTTTGATGTTGAAGCAGCACAGAAGCTCTATACAGAACTATCTACACGAAAGTTAGAAATAGAGGCAGAGTTAGTTGATACCTTAGAACCCACAATAGTCGAGTTGAAAACAAAAACAAAAGTAATACCCTTCAACCCTGCGTCACGGCAACAGATTGCAGACAGACTAATGAAGAAAGGTTGGGAGCCTAAAGAGTTTACTCCGTCAGGTGAACCAAAAATTGACGAAAAAATCTTGGCAGGAATTGAGATGCCCGAAGCTGCCTTACTGACAGAGTTCTTAATGCTAAACAAACGACTAGGGCAATTAGGTAATGGAAAACAAGCGTGGCTTAAACTAGAAAAGAATGGTCGTATACACGGGCGTGTTAATCACATGGGTGCTGTTACTTCTCGCTGCACTCATTCAGACCCGAACGTTGCACAAGTCCCAAGCACAGGTGCGGCTTTTGGAAAAGAGTGTCGAGAGTTGTTCCACGCTCCTAGTGGATACGTACTCCTTGGCGCTGATGCAAGTGGACTTGAGCTACGATGCTTGGCACATTATATGTGTAGATACGATGGAGGTAGATACGGTCAAGAGATTCTCGAAGGAGACATACACACCGCTAACCAACAAGCAGCAGGATTAGCTACTCGCCCCCAAGCTAAGACATTCATCTACGGATTTTTGTACGGAGCAGGGAACGAGAAGATAGGACAGATCATTGGTAAAGGTGCGAAGGAAGGAGGTCAGATTAAGAAACGTTTTCTGGCTAAGACTCCTGCGTTAAAGAAACTAACAGAAGCTCTCAACAATAGATTAGACCAGCAGCATGGTGAGAAATTTATTAATGGATTGGATGGTAGACTTATTCCTATTCGTCACCCACACGCTGCCTTGAACACTTTACTCCAGTCAGCAGGAGCGATCATCTGTAAGAAGTGGTACGCAACTGTAGAAAATATGATAAGAAGTAAAGGCTACACTAACGAAGAAGTTACGATAGTGGCGTTCGTTCACGATGAGGTTCAGATCTTAGTTAAGAAAGGGCTTGAGGATGCGATTGGTGAAATCACTAAAGAGGCCATTAAAGAAACAGAGCGAGCATACAACTTCAAATGCCCTCTCGACTCAGAGTTCCAAGTCGGACGAAGTTGGGCAGACACTCACTGATGTTAATAGGATAGGGGACGTAGCAGAGTTGTACGCAATAACATGGTTATGGGATGAAGGCTTTGAAGTCTTCTACAATGCAGGTTCAACTGGGGCTATCGACATTGTAGGTATTAAAGATAACGAAGTTTATTTATTCGATGTGAAATCAAACAGCAGCTCTGCGTCTACTAACGCTAGTGGCAGAACACAAATTCAAAAAGATATGGGTGTGCAGTACATCATCTTTGATTCTAAGACGAGAAGAATGCGCCTACAAAAACATCAAAAGGATTAACAGCATGGAAACAAGTACATTAAATTTAATCTTAGGTATGGGCTTTGGTTTTGTATCGTTCGCCTTTGCCTTCAAGTGGATTGTGGAAGCAATTATACAATACCGCATGGCCTCTAGTGCTACACATATGGTGAGCATGACAGCCGAAGAGTTTGAGAAGATGATGATGGAGGAAGACGATGAAGAATACTAGAACATTATTAGTCGATGGGGACATCGTTGCTTACAAAGCAGCGACCATTGCCGAGACTCCTATTGATTGGGGTAACGGGTGTTGGACACTACACGCTCACGAGAAAGATGTCATAGGCTCTATGGAAGAGTTCATGAGTAAGATCATAGCTGAGTCAGGGTGTGATGAAGTTATCACCTGTCTCTCAGGAGACAACCTGTACCGCAAGGACGTAGCGCCTTACTATAAAGCTAACCGTAAGAATACTCGTAAGCCTATGCTACTCAAGTTTGCTAAGGACTACCTAGCCGAGAAGTACAATGGCAAAGTAGAAGACAAGCTAGAAGCTGATGACTTGTTAGGTATCTTAGGTAGTGCGGATCACAACACTGTTATCTGGTCACTTGATAAAGACTTACTCACCATCCCTGCTTACCACTTGATTGATGGTAGAGTCGTAGAAGTAGATCAAGAAGAAGCTGATTACAATTTCTTATATCAAACACTTGTTGGTGACTCGACAGATAACTACAAAGGTTGTCCAACAGTAGGCGATAAGAAAGCTAATGTTATTCTCGAACAGCAAGGTGCAACATGGCAAACAGTAGTCCACGCCTTTGGCGCACAGAAGCTAGGTGAAGAAGTAGCTATAGAGAACGCACGACTAGCACGTATTCTACGTGACGGTGAATATAACTTTGAAACAAAGGAAGTAAAATTATGGGCGGCATAAATGATATAACAACAGACGAATGGGATTTAGCTAGGAAGTTTAATAAGAAGGATTATCAAAGTCCTCACGCTGATCCTGTTAATAATCCTGCCCACTACAACGCAGGTGAGATTGAAACTATTGATTACATTATAGATGTCTTAGGTAAGTACGAAGCTATCTCCTACTGTCATGGTAATGTGATCAAGTACACCAGCTCTCGACTATGGACAAAAGGTAAACCTGTAGAAGATGCCAAGAAAGCTGTTTGGTATCTCCGCAAAATGATTGAATTAATGAACGACACAAAAGGAGTCAACTGGTGAACAACGCATCTTACGAATATCTACAAGGTATGTTTGAAGGCTTTGATTATTATCAAGCCAAGTGTAACGACACAGCTATCTTTCCTGAAGACTTAGCCATTGAGTATCTAACTCTAGGTTTACTGTCTGAAGCAGGTGAGGTGGCTGATAAAATTAAGAAAAAAATTA